CTTGCTGCGGATGCACCACCGATCTCGTCTGCGCACCAGAGAATCTCACTGGTAGTACCGGCGGTTTCTTTCCACAACCACCATTCGTAAGTACCATAAGCACCTTCTTCTGACTGAATTCCTAGTGCTTGAACAGGAGCGTAAACGACTCCTGAAGTCACGCACTCGATAGCCTTAACCCTCTGTCCGTCAATGGTGTCATCAACAATCTTGTGAGTTCCTGAACTGATTTGAAAAGGAGTATCACCTATTTGACCTGCTGCGAGTGTATTTGTAACGGCCGCGCCATAAGCACCCTGAAACTGAATTACACCCCTGTTGTTTATAGCCTGAATTTCAGCGTCAAGTAGCGCACGTCTATATAACAACATCTGATTTAAGTATCCGTTGAAATGAGTTCCGCCTGATTTATCCGTAGCGATTCTCAAGGCACCACAAACACCTTCATCCAAATTCTTCTCGATCGGCATTGCGTTGTTAATCATCACTCCATTCACCCAAATCGCCAATCTTCCATAAGTATCAGGAGCTTGGACGGCGGTATAATTTATAATTACGTTGTACCACTGATTGATCACGGCAACCGCACCTGAGTAAGTAGCCGTACCACCTAAGTCTGTAGCAATTTCATCACCAATCACGCCTCCTGGCTTACAAAACGATAACCAGTTTTGACCAGTACCAGCGGCATCTTCTTGAGATACAACTACCTGTTCAGAGGCAACTGAAACCGGTTTCGTCCAAATTGAAAGGGCAAAGCCATCAGTATTTGAGTTATGTATAAGTTCTTGAACAGCGGTACTCGGACCCCCCACCATCGCGTAATCACCAGCACCAGCGAATCGCGAAGCTATCCCGATTGACTCGTCTGCCACATTGGCTGAACCCGTGATTGTCATGTCGCCACATCTGCCTATCAAGTCAGGGATAATACCAGTAGCTTCAGTGAATTCGTGCCAGCCTAATATTTTGCCATCAGTGGTATTGAAATACGTTTCAAGTCTATTCCGAGCTGATTTTTTAGTATTCCCCATTAGTAAGCATTGTTAATAAGTTCGGAATAAAGCTGAGATGCTTCTGTAGCCGTCAACTGCCTGCGGATAAGTAGATTATGTTTGATCGCGCCAGCCCCGTAGTAGCTTCCCCACTTCCCTGAAACTTCGCCAAAGTGTAATTCGCCATCTCTGTTTTTCATGGAGACGTAATTAACAACATTGTTTTCAGAATTGGTATCATCAACCTGTAATCCGTTAAGATAAATCTTCACGCCTGAGCTAAGCCGATTGCCGTCGTATGTGGCTATTACACACATTTTGTCCGAAGGTTTAGTTGTTAAAGCCGTGTTATACATTCGTCCAACATAACAATCCACAGTGTCGTTATCGTAAAAATGCACATAGAGTTTGCCGTCAGTATGGAGTATTAAATCATATTCACCATTCACATTCGGAACACCTTTCGTCATAAGCGGAAAACTGGAGGCAGGTTGTGGTACAAAAAAAGAAACAAGAGTGCACGGTATATCGCCACCTCCGGCGAAAGAGAGGCTGTCATTGTCGGCCACATTTATATATTGCGAAATACCGTCTAAATTGACACCTACGCGGTTAAAATAAGGCGAGGCTTCCATCACTCCATCATTCCCATTCGCTCTTAAGTCAACCAAGCTATTTGCAGTATAATCATGCCACAATGCCATGTCGCCATCCCTCAGAAGTGTTTGTGTTAAATAAGCCATTTTAAATTCTATTAAGGGTTAGTTGCCCGGAAGTGTATAAATCAGCAACCTGCATTTGTGTTAATTCGGTCGGATAAATTTCAACATCCCAAATGTCACCTTGAGCATATCCGGTACTGAATTTCCCTATGGTGATGGGGACACCCGTATTCTCCATCGCCGTATAGGAACCGGCAGTACTGTTGGCCGTATCCCTCTGGACTGCATCAATGTAAAATTTCATACCAGCATTTGTGCTTGATCCATCATAAGTACCAACGATATGAGTGGGTTGCTTTAGATGGTTACTCAAGGCATATACTGATTGTCTGCCGATATATCCACCAGAACTCTGATCAAAGCAATTCCAAAAGATATTGCTACTAGCTACGCCCAATTGATACTCCGCATTTCCTGGGCTTTGGCGTTTGTAGACAGCTCTGAAGGCCGTAACGGAATCCATTTTAGACCAGAACGAGATAGAAAACGGAGTGTCAGTCGTCCCATTCCCAAAGGTATTAGATGCCGAGCTGGGGATCTGCATTAGACTGTTAGCTCCATCGAAATAATATCCAGGATGTTGGGTCCTTTTGGTCGGCGCAGTCACGCCAGCCGTCCAAGCTGCATGATTCCCGTATCCTGAAATATCAAGAGAACGGGCATTCGCAATGTCGTGTTGCGCCATTCTCATTGGAAGATTTACAACAGATTGACTTTTGTATGAGTAAACTGAACCATTTGAATAACTCAAGGCCTCGTTGTTATCAAGCTTTCTATCGAACAATCTTATGCCATGAATAGTACCCTTGAAAAGATTGGCACCGGCCGCACCGGAACCAACATACAAGTCGCTGATCGATGTAAAAGCCCACGCGGTAGCGGAACCAGTTAATACCTGTACACCATTCAGCCAAACACTTGTATTGCCCGATGTACTTGTGACGGCAAGGCGGTTTATTCTTCCCGTATTCCAATACGGAGAATAGGTTGCATAAGGTATGTCGCCAACTACACCACCAGCCATAACAATTCTGAGTGTGTTGTTCAGAGCGCTTTGCGTTTTGGCAACTGAAAAACCGGTTGTTGTAAGAAAAAGTCTACGCAGCACGTCTTCGTTGGCCTCAAAGTTTGGATTAAACCAAACCACCGCACTAAACTGGCTTCCAACTGGCGATTTAGCAATGACGTTATAGGTGACATAATCCGTGGTACCATTCAACACCATTCCTCCACCAAACTGCGGTGTACCTGATACTGTCCCGTTATTCGCCTCTACGCTTGCCCGTGTCAGGAAATCGTCAGCGAAGAAACATCCCCTCTGTCGTTCTGCATTCTGTGAGTTTTGTATTAAAGACATTTTAAATTTGTTAAACCTCAATAGCCTGACACGCCTTAATAACTTGATATATCTGATTGAAACTCAGATGATGCCCGTCCTCAACGATATTTATTTTTATGTCAATAATCGGAGTCCCGTCGATATAAGCCTGAATCACGGCCTTTATAGTTTCGTCTGTGGGATTGATAAGACTTGAAGGTGGGAATGAGTCCGCACTTCCTTCCATTTCGGAAAGATCAATTTGTGAAAAATATTCTTCTGTCGTCATGATTAAACAATTTTAGCAGTTGAATCGATGGGTTGGTAAACGACTGTCCATTTTACTGAGCCTGTCTTGGAAGCGGAGCAGTATAAATCTAGGGTACCTGCCGCAAGCGTCACTGCGCTTACTTGTGACCTGAAGGCTCCTGAAGTAGTTGCTATCATCGCATCTGCAAGCGTACCGGTGATTGAATACATCGTGCCTACAACATCGCCGTCAATATCCAATTGGGCGCATATATCGACATCAGCACCCACGGTGGGATTTGAAATCAGCTTTGCATTATTTGCACCTGCGCCGATTTGTGTCGTAACTTCACCAATAATATCGATAAGTCTCACACGGCCACTGATTGTGAACAAAACGCCTTGAGTCGTTTGTGGCAATGTGCCGGTCGCTTTTTCGGTTCTGTATGTGGGTATAGTTGGAAACTTTGTATCCATTTTCTGATTGGTTAAAGGTTAGTATTTTCTCTTTGAATAAATCGTCCAGTCGTCTGTACCACCTCCGCTTGCCACGACTTTGATCCTAACGTATTTGAACTGTCCAAAGAATCCAAGTGAATCATTAAGCATAGCTGAAGCGGCGAAAGAAGCCACTCCATAAGCGTCAGTTGTTACGTCCACATAAGTACAGCTTGCTTGTGCGGTACCGTCATCTTGTACTGTCGCCTCGACAGTCACAACTAGCGTACCGGTCAAAACGAGTTGTGTTCCCATATTGGAATACCCGTCCATATCCACATAATAATAATACGTCCCATTCGCTCCGTTCGTCACTGTCGCCAAAGAAGCCTCGACATGATGCGTGCTGATCGGATCGGTTTCGCCTACACGATTATTCTGGTTTGCGTAAGAATAACCTGCGGTGATTAACTCGCCATTAAGCGTTGTGATTAAATCACTTCTGTCGTTTTCTGCAACAGCGGCAATTTGTGAACTTCTAGCACGTCCACCCATCTTAACAGGATTGCCCGAGTCCACGGCGTCATGTGCTACATTCCCAACAACCTCAACGTCAACATCGTTAGCCAGTACGACAGGAACTGACGAAGCCGCGGCTTTTTGACCCAGCGTCGTCGCAGTACCTCCCCATTGAGCCACATTGACGCTATCTGCTGTCCCACCCGGACCTGCGAAACTTCGATATGTGAAGACTTCCGTATCATCGGTGTTCGCCTTTCTACCCAAGAATCGATTGTTTTTGTAGTCTATACCGTATTGACCATTTGTTAAGCTTGCCAAAAATCTAAACTCTGTTTCGGCTTCCTTTGATGGATCGGAAGGAGAATGATAAGGTATTTCTTCTGTAAACGTATTCGTGGATCCAAATACGAGTGAGCTCGCATATCTGAATATTTGCACCGTCGAACCGTAACTGTGACTATAAGTCGTGGCACCACCCTGAAACCAGTTTTGGGTACTTAGTCCAACTTCGCTGTAAATACTAAACGTATAAACATTAGAAGCAACAGCAACGCCTCCAATCCAACCATATAGCGTATTCCCTGCGCCATCTGTTAATTTAGCAATATATCTCGCCGAAGTAGAACTCTCAAAGATTTTCTCGAGATCAGTAGTTGCGTCATATGCGCCAAAACTAGCGGCACCGTCTGTTTCGCTAACTGCTTGAACCTTTTGTGTATACATAAGATTCTGAGGAGAACCCCAGAAACTACCTATTTTGCTACCGTATTTTTCCAATATGGGGCCTTGTGTAAGATCGACAACGACGGTTGAACCTGCTGCATCTTTTACATATCCAGTAGCGGCTATGTTGACCGTCTCAGTTACCGATTCGAAAGAACTCCCTTGTCTCACATCTTGAACGAACTGTGGTGATTGCGGAGTAAATAATCCACTCCCCATCTGATAGTCTTCCATAGTATTATTATGGTTATAGCCGTATTATGGCTGAAATAAAAATAACTATTTTCTGAATTTTGATGCGACTAACGGACCAACTATTTCTCTGAGTTGTAATTCTGTAAGACTATTGAATTGATCTGCAGTCTTAATCCCTGCGGAATGTAATTTCTCGATTGACTTTGCTCCGAGTCCCTTAATTGTCGCAAGCCCTTCGCCTGTACTTTTAGCAGGCTGATTGACTTTGTTTCCTCCAAATTGACCAGCTCGTTCAGCCTTGACTGCATCAAGATGAGCCTTGTCTTTAAGTCTTGCCTCTTGGATTTTAGTTTCCCACTCCATTTCCTTTGCCGGAGTATCGATTTCGATTCCCTTTGCTGCATCTTCAGCCATGGCTCGACGAACTCTAGCTTCTTCCGATTGGCTTAATGTCGTAGGAGCGATTTTGTCTAAGACATACTGGACCAGCGCTTCCTCGACCGGACTATTGATAGGATAAGAACGCATGTGTAGAACTCGATCATTTGCATTTAATTTGTCGAAGATTTCCATAAACCTGGGATTGACTTTTCGCAATTCCGCGATTGGATCCAATGAGTTGAAATCAATCGTGTGGACATTCTGGTCTAATAACGTAGACATGTGTACTTGGGTTAAATTACTGAGTGAGAGGGGCGAATTTCGCCCCCCACAAATCAACAATCTAAAGAACTATGCAGCAGCAACGGAACCCGAGCCATCTGGCGAATACCATTCGCAGATTATAGACAATGCACCTGCAGTAAGATCATCAACATTTCGCGTCAATATAATATCTTCTCCAGCCGAAATAAGTACCCAGCTTGTAGCCGAAAGAGCGCATGCGCCATCTTCCGGATTGTTGTCAGTCCAGACATCATTGATAGCGAAATCTGCGTTATCAACAGTAGTAGCAGGAAGTAAAACATCTGGATCCCCAGCCGTACCAACAGACAGGGTTGTTGTACCCGATGTTGAAGTGATAGCAGTTGCACCAACTATTCCGTAAGTGCGCGCGACAACATTGCCCGTTACATTGAAGATTGCGGCTGTGTCGTAACCCGTCAAATCAGCAATCATCTTCATGTCAACCTGAGGCGTGACTCTGACAATGGCTTTTAACATCTCCATAACCGATCCGTTCTGATTTCTCGTTACAGTAGTCGAGTCAAAGCCGGTTCTGATCATGTCGTCGAGATTTGAGTTGGCCGCATCAGGCATTCCAAGCATTGTTTCAACGCTTTGGAAATTCGTGCGAACACTTGGATTACCCAAATCCGTCTGGATAGCATCAACAGCAGCATCGGCTACCTTGAGAAGTGAAACGAGTGAAGTACCACCAGTTGTATCACTCTTTTTACCAACAACGTCACGCATTTGAGCATCAGTAGCAGCATCTTGCGTTGGAACAGTGTGGTAACCAGTGAGAGTAGAAAGCGTGCCAGGAAGAGTTGTACCTGTATCTTCAAGAATACCCTTTGCGTATCCCATTAGAGATTTATCTGCAGCAACTGTACCAACGGCGGTATCTGTTTTGTTACCAACAACATCACGCACATTGGTATTGGTGGTCACGTTGGCACCTGGAACTGCATGTAGTCCCGGGATGGTAGTAGTGACAGCAGTTGCAATAACCGAAAGATCACCAGCCGCAAGGGCGTTACCGGATCCTCCTTGAACAGAGGCACCAGCCGCGCCATCATAGAACTCAGCAAACCAAGTGGACCCGGTAGCGGTATCTTTTACCGATTTACTGAAGTCTGTGGTACCTGAGTTGTACATATAGCCAAACACATTGCAGTCGACAACAGCGGTCGTGAAATCAACAACAGCAGTCGTGGCAAGACCGTAAAAGTCAACATCGACACGAGTATTGTTGCCACCAACTAGATGAACAGCACGAGTATTGCCTGAACCAGTCGTGAAGCCAACATGCTTGAGCTTAATCTTGAGATTATCGGCCGCAGCAGTTGTCAGGATAATATCGGTGAATTCCTTTAAGTTAGTGGAATCACGTGATTCTATATCGAACGTGCAATCAACACCAGATACAACGAATGGACTAACGACAGCATCAATACTATTGGTAATAATGATGTTTTTAATTGTCGTACTAGCTCCGCTGACAACCCATGTTGCAGCAGTGGCACTAAATGTAAACGTAGGCCTACTAGCTCCTTCGCCCAAACCGATGATCGATAGACCAGCAACATCAGAAGTGATGTCGCTTGCAGTAGCAACAGTCTCGGTATAACCTTCAGAGATATAAACCGTATCTCCAAGATTAGCCCTACTGACTGCGCTAAACGAGTTGATGGCCGAATCAACATCTGCGAAAATTAACGTACTCCCGTCAATTGGGTCAACTTTGTAGTTGAAGGTGTCTCGGATGATAGCCATGTCGGCAGCAGTCGTATTCTTAACGAGTACGCTTCTGCCAGGCTTACCACGTTGAGCCGTCCCCAATTCCAATCCATTTTTATCCATGAGATTTGTAAATTAGAAATTAGAAAATTAGGAAGCGGACGAATCACCCTTGCTGAAGTAGCCCCAATGCCAATCTCTGAAGCCTGTTTGCATATAAACTGAACCCGGTTTGTAAAAGGTTCCGTTCTTATACTCAGTTTCAGACATGACTCTTGGTTTCCAACCCCATATCATCTTGCATGATCTCTTTGTTCTCTCAGGAACAGTAAGAGCCCAATAAGAAGAATAGGTTGAAGGTTGCCATTCGATAACTTCATAAGTGATTCCACTTAGAGTGTTGGAGTCGTTTAATTCCGTTCCAGGTAGTTTTGGAGAGAACAATAATCTCTTTGCCAAATCTTCCTGTTCGATGGAGATAAGAAGTTTTAAATTCTTGGCTCTCTTTAATTGAACGCCTTTGAGGTCATAGAATCTGTTGATTCTGTTTCTTGCATTTACAAGAGCTGTGTATGACAAAGGAACATGGCCTTCTGTTGCAGGCGGGACATTTCTTTGCGTAGCAACTCCAGGTTCCGTAGAAGGGTGTGCCGTACTTGCCAATGCCACTGCATCTCCACCTGTCTGGTGAGTTGCGGTATGTGCAAGATAAATCATACGAGCAGCCTGTGTATCAACGCGTTCATAAAGCGATTGATGAACAGCCTCTACGCCCTCTCTAAATTCTTGAGCACGTTCCTTGTTGCCTTCCATTATCCAATGAATCAACTCCTCGGTATACGTACACATCTTTGTGTATTTCTGAACTGTGATTTCTACGTCATATCCTTGGGTTCTGTCTTCATTGCTGTAAGGAGACCCTTCTAAAGTCAGCTGAGCAATTGAGAGACCTGAAACACTAGAAAACTTTGGGTCCGGGATAGAAGGACTATAATCCTCATATCCTAATTTTGCGTACTGCAGATCAGCCGAAAGCTGATCCTTGGTTTGGTCGAATATCTCGACGATTTGAGGGTCAACGATGTCTGGCAGTCTGGTTAATGTATCCATTGTAAGACTAAGTTAGTTGTAAAAGTACTTACTTCTTAACTAACTTCTTAACTTAGTCTTAACTGGCAGTCGTGTGGCTGAATCCAGTGAATACCGGAGTACATAGAACACGAGTTGTGGAACTCTCGCCCCGTGGATCAAGTTTCGTAATGCGGAACTGACCAACTGTCGCAGAAAGAGAAGCTTGTGCGAGTTGTTGAGCGCCTGTTGTACCTGTGAGTATTGTGTAGAATCCTACGCAAGCATCGTAAGTAGAAGCGGCATTCAAATCACATTCAACTTCCATTCCTTGATATGCTGGGATAATTGCCAATTCGTATTTTGCAACGGTGGCATTATCGGCAGTCATTGTCTTTACCTCATTTGCGAATCCAAGGATTCTTGCTGAATTAGAGGCAACCAAGGCAACACCTGAAGCTTCAGTAACAGCATCGCCTATAGCGAATACTTCTGAATTTTTGCCGACTCTGTGGATTTGGCTAATAGCCAACGCCTTGTCGGTTCTTTCATGAAATCCGTACATAGTAAGGGATTTTTAAGTGATAGTCTTACTTACTTGTTAGCATAGACAGTTTGTCTGCAAACGCCTGTGCTTCCGGCGATTTCGTACTTTGTTTGTGACTGAGGATTGAAGAGAGTCCACCCCTCTTACTGGAATTCCATGCAAGTGCAGCATCTTCTTTTGTCTTCTCGGTGCTGGCACTACTTGGGAAAGCCAGTTGATATGCCTTGGACCACGCTTCTGACGGACTTTCCTCAACATATTCAGGATTAAACATATTGAGTTGAGCTTTAACCTTCTTGTAGGCAGGATCAAATTCGTTGTCTTTGATCCCCTTGCTTTTAAGAAAATCTTTTCTGTCCGACTCAGTACGCGTTGCATCTCTTTCTTCAAGAGTTTTAATGCGTTTTTCCTGAGCATACCTATCCGGATCACTTTTTTTCAAAGATTCGAGTTCCTTATCTTTGCGATAAGAATCGTAGCTTTTATCATACAACTTCCTGGACACTTGATCCGCAAGTTTGGGATTTGTATCCGCCAAATCGTTCAGTAATTCAGGATTTTTCTCAACAAGTTTGACATTGCTATCAATTACTTGCTGATGCTCCTCGCTTAACTGTTTATGCGCTTGGCTCGTACCTTCAAATCTTTTTTTCCAGTCATGCTCCTGTACAGGAGGTTCTGTCTGGTTAAGTTGTTCAGTCTTTGCCAGTGCAAATTCAGTTGATTTTTCCGGAGGGGTCGCTTTCGCTGCCTCTGGATTCTCCTTCGCAGGAGGTTCGTTGCCTGCTGTTGCAGGGGTCACGGTTGTATCCATATTGAATGGTTAGAAATTACTGCATGCGGTGATAAAGCCACATTATTGGCTCACTGCTAATCGTATCTAGCAATACGCAGTGAGTCCATAGCGAGGCTTTATCGACTTGTTTTCAAGGAGCCTACCATCCCAATCCGTTTAATGTCTTGTCCATCTGTTGTTGTTCTGCACCGTTCTGCATCTTCTGCTTGAATGCGTTCTCTATAGCCTTATGAATCGTCGTGTACATCTTGACACCTCCCTTTTTCAATTCCTTTTGTTCTCCTTCTTCATACATACACTGTTGTATCCACTGAGCGCAAATATTTTGTTCGAGTTTTAGTAAGCTTTGATATTTCTCGTCTACTATCAGCGCGGCAATATTCTCTCTATCTACTTCAGATACTCCCATTATTAGTACCATCGCGCTCTTGTATATACCAAGAAGGCTATACGCCAGCTTGTGCTCCTGCTGCTCCCATTGTTTCTGGGCTCGTCGCCTTGTCAGCCACGAGTTGAGTTTTTTTAGCATTCTTGTAATCGTTAATTGCTTGCTGTTCTTGAGGGATTATACCACCGGCATTCTTTATAATACTAGCAATATCATCTTGTTCTGAATTTGGATTGGTATTGACTGGTTGTTGAGGTGCTTGCTTCTTAATAACAGAAGAGGGCAAGCCTCCGTTCTCTCGTAGGAATTCCGCTAATCCAAACTGATCCATTGCAAGAGGCGCCAATGCAGCTATCTTCTCTGCGGATTCCATCTTCATGTTCTTATCAAGCTGCTCGGATACTGCAATATTTCCAACTGCCAGTATTGGCTCGAAGTCATAATCGACATCTTCACCTTTGAATTCGAATGTATGCATCCCTTGCTGTTCTTCCTCAATAAACGCTGTTGATGTTTTGTCGTGTTGTTTTCGGAATAACTTTGTTCCATCGGTTGTAACCTTCATCGTCTTACCTTCGGCTCCGGGCTGAGGGGCTCTGAGGTGAAGTCTTAAAATATTCGCATTGATTCTGTGAAGCCTCTTCAATCCTGCAATGGTATTGAGATGCAACCCCAAATCGACAAGAAGTATCTGGGATTCCTTGCGAACAACAGTCTTTGTAGCTGTTTCATCAGAAGGAGGAGATACGGTATCTTTAATATTAATTCCGGTCACAAGCGTAATATCATTGTCAGTCATCTCATCGAGTTTCAATGGAGCATCTAGATTTGACACAACCGGTATAGGCGACATGTCTCCCGGAGCAACACGAACGAAATCTTGCCCGAAAGTGTAAGTCTCCTCGTTGAATGGAGATAGCGGATCGATTGCAAGCGTTGGCTTGGCACCCTTCTTTGTAACATCATAAATAAGATTTCGATTCTTATTCTTAATCTCTCGGAAAGCCTTGATGATAGCCGGTTCTCCGTAGCCGTATGGTTGCCCGGGGATCTTATTGTCTACAATCAATGCAAGTGGGATCTGCTTCTTCCCTCTGAAACTTCGCATGGGGATTGGAGAACTTCTCACGATAATACCATTCATCATAACATCATACATATCTGTTATCTCGTTGTAGCAATGCAGTACCTCATAGAAACTCTTTGCGTCACCTCCGTTGAGATCGTTTATATCCTGGAATAAATCTTTCTTTGGGGCAGCCTTGATTCCTAATTTCTCGAAGTCTACATCGTCGAATATTATCTTCCCCTGCTCTTCAGTGTAATACTCCGTAATGATTGCATCCTCGCAATCACCAAGGGTTGCACTCGTACATCCGTCATCTAGGTACACATGTCGAAGATCCGTCGTTGTAGTTTTAAATTCTCTGACATCATGAGTCTTCTTGTCGTAAGTTACATTCCCACTATCGGTAATGGTTGGCTCCTGCACTGTATTCTTGTAGCTCCTCATTCTAGACCATCGTATTGCCGTTCCGAATATGTTTTTCTGTAGAAGTGTCTCGAAGTCTTCGTAATCAGCCTCAGCTTCATTCATGGCTTGATTGTAAACACTCTTCCACAAAAGAGCCGGACTTTGATCATCGGCACCCGGGACCATCCATTCAGGTGAAGGAAGGTTCTTAATCTCTGTCGCCAGTTTTCGCATTACAACAGCGAATTCAAGAGGATAACGCATATCCGTGAATCTGAATCCGTATGTAGTAAATTTTGAATTGAAGTATCCTTGTAATTCAGGAGCTGTGTCTGGATCAAAAGACCGGTTCGCATCATTGCCTCCATTGACTGCAAACGCAACAAACGCAAAAAGAGACGATCTCCACATCGGCTCAAAATGTTCGCGCCTTGCTTTCATCTGCTCTGCTCTCTGTAGCCAGTGATGAGCGCTACTTGCGACTTCTTCAGTACTACCGTCTACATTAAGAGTAGTTCGCTTTTCCTCCTTATAGTCTTTTAACTCCCTGCCGTAATATTTTCTGGCCATGTTTTTATAGGTTTATTCCCATATCAATAGTTGATTCCTCGGGAAGAATAATTAAAACAGGAACTCCTTTTGAATTTAAAACAGTTTCCGTAGGCAGTGCCACCTCGGTAAATATAAACTCCTCATTTGTATCGGCTAAATCCCAAACAGATAAAAGAGGGAGATGATCGAATTCACTTGAACGATTCGGAGTATATGTTTTATTACACTCATTTCGTATGGAAAGTATATATCCCAATAGCAATGATGCCTTGATCGAAAGGACACTTGGAACAAGCACTCCGTTGTTTCCTGTTGTAGTGTTTGTGATCCTGACCTGAGCCGTATTATCTGACATAAACATTAGTTAGGTGACAGATCTAACTAACATACTTGCCAACATAATAAGCACAATTTTGTATACATGCAAGTATTTACCAATTTTGACTACTCTTCTTCGCTTTTAGGCTTTCCCTTAAGTTTTCTTCTTGAGTCTTTGGCTTCTGTGGTTTAACAGCATAGTCAAAGATGTAGATCGCAATACCCAGCGCAATAACGCAATCGTCATGGCAACCTTCTTGAGCTTCATATCTTCCATGGTCGTCCTTAACGAAAGTCATGCACTCCAGGATTGTCTTCTCGTCGTTGAGTGCGAATTCACCTTCGTTAATCCAATTCGCGAGTTTGTTTAGGATGATTGGTCTTGTGCGTTCGTTCGTGTGGAAGCCAAGTTTGTATTCGGTTTCTTCTGAAGTCTTGTCGACAGTTCTTCTTCTAAACAGATTCGGATAGTGAATATCCTTGTGGAGTACATTGTTCGTAGTGATACCATCTTTGTTGACCTCAACCCCAAGGAAAGCCGCGCGAGTCATGCCGGCATAGAAATATCCAAGTCGTGCTGCATCATAAGCAAACTCAGTGGGATTGATTTTGCCTCTGAGAGTTGCGACAAGATCGCCCGTGTCCTGTTCGAGTACTTGAAGTACCGAGTAGTCAGAATGTTCCGTTCCCTTTGCTGTGTCGCCTCCGATTACATAAGACTTACCTGGATCCGGGAATTTGTAAATCCTCAGTTTGCCGCCATCGTATCTATTCATCTCAGGAGTTTTAACATCCTGTGCTGTATTTGCAGATGTGAGATCGCCAACCCATTTTGGCTTCGGGCAATAGGTGTGATAGACAGAAAGATTCTCAATATTGAACTTCGGAGTACCTGACACAATAAACGCTTCACGGTCCGAACTCGGATACTCTTGCTTGAACTTTATCTCATCACCTCCGCACTTATTGGCAATCGCCCATCTACGCCATGACATCTGCTCATCTGTGAGGTTATATAGAGCCTTGATTTCCTTTTCGGTCTCGGTTAATTCAAATCCTTCAGTAACTGGACGGGAATATTCCGGGAATATATGCCAAGGGAGGAAGATAGCTTCGTAATCGTTCTCGTGTCTCTTTGCCGCCCAATAGGTATCGTGGAAATATCCACCAACGCCATTTGCTGTGGATTCAAGAATGATAATTGTATCGGAGTGATCCGGTATTTCCTGAAGAGCCGCAAGCATGAGTTTCTTCGCATCAGACCAAAATGCAATTTCGGATGCATGGAAATTATGAGTAGTGGATCCGCGCTTCTCTTTCTTTTCTGCTGTCGACACCTGAAGACTTGATCGTAACCCCGGATTCGTCTTTCTTTCTATGTCGTCCGGATTCTCAAATACAAGTCTTCTTGCGTTGTCATAACGCTTTAATGGAGCAAACTCTGTGGGAAGGCTATCGTAATACAACTTAGTCATATCAAATATCGAACATGTCGATTCCGGATTATGAGCTATAATACTCGACACCCTGTTCTTGCGCGTTGCCGTGTCGTGGAAAATCAATGCCTCGGCGTATGTCGAAATACCCTCCTGGCGAGCCTTGAGTATTACCAGTTTAACCGCGCGTCCTTCTTGTTTAATCCTCTTGACGGTCTCGTGTACAATCTTCTGAGCAGTATTGAACTCAAAAGGGATTATCTTCCCCTCTTTTGTTCTAATCTTTAAAAACTTCTTGGAGTACCACTCGAAGTCTTTAATTTTTTTTTTAGCTGATCTCGTGGAGTTTCCATGTTATTCTTCATCATTAAGTAGGTTTTCTATCGAAAAAGTACCAGTAACCTTCTTCTCTTCTTTCTTCCTTAGATTCCATTCGTCAAACTTTCTTTCAAGAATCCATGCCTTTGCTTGCCATCCATTACCTCCGCCTCTTAATTCTTTAAGCAATTCACTCTTTTCCTTTTTAAGTGCCTTTTTTATAAGACCCGAAAAATGCTTCATTAACGGATTAGAGGCTTGTTGTTTATTAGCTTTATAGTCCTCGAAAGTTGTTTGTGAAATTGTTGGCTGTTTAAGACTTTCAAGTTTTTCGTTTAATTCATCAAGAAGTTCTTCGTCAGTCCAATATAGAGCCTCGGTAACAACTTGTATCATTGCAAGGATAAGATCCTCAGTTAGTTTAGTCGGTCTTCCTCTTCCCCTCTGGCTCTTCTGCTTCCCCTCTGGGTTGTTCCTTCCTGGTCTTGCCATGTTATTTCTTGTTAAGGTCTAACCAAAGGCGAGCGACTGCCTCTTCCGGTGTGTCACCATGCCCGTATGCGTTTCTTTCATAACACGCTTGAAATGTGGTGTGAATTTCCTCAGTAATTCCCGGCGAATCATATCGAGATAATGCGCTAAATTTATCTCCACAAGCCTTGATAAGTTCCGATAGCGTTGGTCTGTAAACCAAATCCTTTGCGTAATCTATAACACTTCCATCGTCATACTTCGCATTTTCGAGATTGTAAAACGCGAATAGGATTATCTTCTCTCCCTCAAAACGCGACAGGTAAAAATATCTCTGATCCTCAATACTCTTACCGTATGGTTGTGGGTATCCGGCTTCCTTTAGGTTCTTGCAGATAAAATACGATAAAGATGACATAGGAATTTGATTACTGGATTGCTACAACTTTACAGTTTGGACACTGGTATAGTTTCTTGGGATGCACACCGGCTATACTTCCATCCGGATTACACTCTTGGACGACTCCCCCGATATCACCTATTTCTATCATTGCATAGTCACGAGTACATACCCAACATTTTGGAGGTTCCATAGTTTTATTTTGTTAATTTTTTAGACACCAAATCCTAGCAATATTTAAATAATTTTAACTAATAAAGAGAATCACTCTTCGTCAACATGATTGAATTCAACAACTGTGACATTAGTAGCCTCAGGACCCTTTTTGCCTTCCTGAATGTCGTAGCTGACGATATCGCCTTTCTTGATCTCCGCCCCGTTCACCTGCGATACATGAACGAATATGTCGGCGCTTTCACTGCTGATGAATCCAAAACCCTTGTCCGAATTGAAATACTTAACTTTGCCTTGCATGTTTGTGTTTGTTACGAGATTGGCGACACTTCTTACTACAGTACTTCTGGATCTGACCGGGGTTGTTTAAAGTGATTTCCTTCTCACAACCCCTGCAATATGTAGGTAAAATTCCGTATTGCATATTATTTCTTTTTCTTTTCGTCTTCCTCTTCCGGCTCATTAACGATTGCGCATTCAGTTGTAATGAGTGTCCCGGCGGCACTGACTGCGTTCTCAAGAGTCAATTGAACAACTTTAAATGGATCAATTACCCCGGCTGTTACCAAATCAACAAACTCATTAACTGTGACATCAATTCCCTTGCCTTCCTTGATGATCTTCTTAATCAATTCATCCACCTCTTCCATCCCGGCGTTCTCAAGAATGAGTCTGCAAGGTTGCTCACATGCCTGATTAAGAAGACCCCAAGCAATTGCTTCGTCCTTATCTTTTGGTTTCTCAACCTTATTCATAGCCTTGAGAAGTGCAACGCCTCCACCCTCCACATATCCACCCATCAATGTAGCTTTGGCGGCGAATACTGCATCATCTAAGCGATATTTAAGTTCTCTCTTCTCGACATCAGTAGATGCGGAATATCGGATAGTCGCTAATCCACCTTTGAGTGCGGCTATTCTTTCATCGAAATCCTTAATCTCCACTTCGCTTGTACTGCCTTTCTTTTCGTTGATAAGGAAAAGAATGCGATCAATCATTGCTACTTCGTTATCAGGAACTAAAACAGTATGTTCGCGATTTGAGTAAGCCGATCTAACTTGACCCAAGTCATCGATAGTGAAGTCTCTGATTTGTACACCCTTATCTGAATCTACAACTTTTGCTCCAGTTGCGATTGCTATGTCTCGAATAATATCATCTCTCTTGCTTCCGAATGCCGGTGGTTGTACCCAGATCCAGTCAAGAGGTCCACTATTCTGAACTCCATTTTGGAATAGGAACTGCAAAATAGATGGATGCAAGTATTCGGCAACAATTACAAGTCTTCCTACATGTACCTTTGTAACCTCAACGACATCTTCTCCTTTTGCGTTCTTGGTTACTCTTCCATCTACGAATTGCTTGGCAAGATTCGCAAAATCAACAAAGGAATTTAATCTCCCCTTGACCAAGAGAACGCGAGCATCTTTCATTTCATTCTCGTATTTGTTGTTCTTGATCACGCCCTCCTTTAGACCCTGATCCCATTTAAACCCTTTTTGACGAGTGACTGTGATGTTATTCTCAATCCCTTCCTCGAAAGTGATTGCGCTATCTTTTCCGAGATCGAATATAAGTTCTCCGATTAATTTGCCGATCTGAGGATCTCTGCATGATATCGTTGCAATATTCACTAAGTCTTGAGCAGTCTTAACTTCATGTTTGCTCAATACAACTTGATCGATAACCTTTTTGGAAAGGTCTTTTAATGCGCGACTAACAGCAACCGGATTGCCCTGATTGCCTTTGAACATTGCTCTTACTAATTCTCTTGCAAGAATAATAGCAGTTGTCGTTCCATCACCTACCAGGTCATTTGTGCGGAAAGATGCCTGTTTTACAACCTGACATCCAAGATTCTCGAATGGATCGCTGAGATTTGCTTCACGGCTAATCGTAACCCCATCATTTGTAATTTGAGGTTTCTGCCAAATTGGCGACTCAAATATAACGTATCTTCCTTTTGCGCCAAGTGTAATCGCGACTGCATCAGCAAGCTTATCAACACCGGCAAGTAATTTCGCCCTTGCCTTTTTACCATAGAGGTAAGACTTGTACGGAACTTTCATGTTTCTTTTTATTTATAATTAAAACTAACTAACTTTTAATTGCTAATTCCTAAGAGATCAGACGTATTAACATAAATATAAGCATAATCTGTTGTCTCAACCTTGACCGGACTGTATTTCACGAAATGAACCTGCTTACCAGGACGGATGCCTCTGATCCATTTATTCCAGAACCCGATCTGGCCTATCTGTATGATGGTACCAACATCCGGACTGGACTCTCTCTCAAGTTCCTTTGTCAGCTTGAGACCACCGACATCAGCTACTTTGCGAGAGATCACTATTCTTTTGCCTAACGGCGAAAATTCCAGTTTCTTTTGACTGGAGCCCTCGTTTGGGCTTGATGCTGTGTCTTGCATAGTACTTTTTGGTTACTAACTAATACTAAACTGAATATATGCACGGAAATAATTATTGTCAACAAAATAAAAAAAGGAGTCAGTTTTATGCCGACTCCTCCTTTATTAACGCATTCTCAAACCTCTATGCGGTCTATTCTTTTTCCAGAATTTAATCCACCATATAAATATCTGCATGGCATGATATGTTATCGGATCTATTCATGAAAAACAGATCTCCACGATCTCTCCATCTCGCGTTCATGGCATCTGCTATCACAAACTCCCCATTGCAACGCTGATCTTCCGGATAATCAGTGGAGACAAGAATTACTTTATCTCCAGCATCGAAAGGGGCATTAAGACCATAGTTACTCCATGAGATAAGTTCCTGTGAAAGAGCGATCACGCGTTGTCCTTCATTAGCCATGTCACAAAGATTTAAACCGGTTCCCCCCGCAATGCATGGAGTTGAATCGGTTTGACCCACCTCAGGATTGTACGATGTGAAATAGATATTCGATATAATCAAGGAGCTAGTTTGAGAACTATAGCTCAGGTTCTGCGGAAAAAGTTCCGCGTCTAAAGCATCCAACCTAATACGCAACTCAGCGTTCGCATCGTGAAGGTCTTCCTGTTGACCTTCGAGCTTTAACCACTCGGCGGAATTATCCGAAATCTCTTGTTTAAGCATCCCGTACTCAATAAGAGAAAGCTCACGATCATTCGGACCGAATGCGAAGGCACTGGCGGTGAAAGCCAGTATGAATGTACTTACAATGCCGAGAATCAGCATCGTCTTGTTTGAAATGAATGCAGGTTTTTGCGTTTCCATTTTTTGTTTTGTTATGAAATATGGACGCGATTTACTTTGATGCGCATCGTGTAAATCATAACATTATAGCAAACTTATTGCTTATAGTCAAACGTCTTTCTCTGGCAAATTTCATTCTTCATCACGATGTTACAAATATAATCTGTTAACTTCTCTCTTTCGTCTAGGATTTCATTCTCGGAAACATATCTCCTTACTGCTTTGGCGTACAACGGGTCTGTAATCGGATGACACAACTCGTGTACTATATACGGGATTATATCTTCTTTGTTCTTCCATTTCTTAATAAGTTTATCGCTATATCTCAAGGTCACATTGAGGTATGGATAATTATATTGGCACTCCATAAGCGCATTGTCGTTATTCGTTTTATAGCGAAGCTCGAATGTATGTTTGTCGAGAAGCAATATCTTAGAATATTTCCCGATTATTTCGTAGATGTATTTCTCTAGTTTTAATTGTTTCATATTTAATCTTTAATCGGCTGAGCAATACAGGTTAGCTGGACGGTTTCATTGTCTTCGCCATGGTCAACGCCCGATATTATAAACTGGCCTCTTGTGGCCACTATCACGTCTCCAACGGTACTCGGTTCGTCTTTTGGTCGTACCCTGCGATAGTCCGCGTCTTGGTCGAGAATGATAAACGTGTCCAGCATATTTGTTTTTTGGTTAATGGCAAAATCCTTTCCATTTATCCATCTCCTCGGCGAGATGATGTTTCCGCATTGTCTCTTGTGCTTTGCGATTCGTCTCTTGGCGATTGAGCTGGCAAGCATTAACGATTGTCTCAAACTCGCAAGCTGGTGATTGAGCATGTGTGCATGTGTCTATTCGAGGACATTTCATTTGACGTTCGGATTAAAGACTTTGATCGCCGAGCAAGCGCACATGAAGGCGCGGAATCCCTGTCTGTACTTTTCAAGCTCACGCCATTTCTCCGCATCGCACCATTCCTTGTTGTCTTGATAGGCCATCATCGGCGCACCAAGCTCCTGTGCGACACTGGGGAACGTGCGGCATAAGATTGGAGTGCAGTCTATAAAAGAATGTTTGTGATTATTTATCATTTTTGTTCTCTAAGAATTTTGATAAGTTTTTGGTACTCACGAATTTCCGATTCAGCCCACTCGATAATCGCTTGCGGATTGTCCTTTATCGAGTTCGCAAAATCTTGCGTAGGATTGCATAGGTTTGCCTCGCTTTGCATACATTTAAGGCACTTACCGTCTTCGTGATTCGTCATCTGGTAACATTTTTTGCATGGCTTGATTGTGCGCTTTTTCATAAATATTTTTCGATTAGTCTGTTTTCTTCGTGTTCTTGCTTGAGCCAGTGCTTGTACATGATATGTTCTGGCACTTGAAGTAACGCATAGTTAGGACACTTGGTGTTCGTACATACCAGGCTGGTAACGCTATTGCCAGTTACGAATGTCCAACTAATCAGCTCCAACACATTAGCGCATTGGTTACAGCGTCCTTCTGTTACTAGCGAAGGAGGTTTTATTTCTTTGGATTTCTTGTGTGTTTTGATAGATTTTCTCATATGTATTTGGTTATACTAGCAGGATATGTTTTTAGTCTATTCAATTATGCTTGAGGTCGAGGTAGGGCTTGAACCTACATCCCCCTATAGAGTGTCTTACCACGAGAAGTTACCACTAGCGTCACCTCTCTTTAAACGACACGACCTTGAATCCTTGTAGCGAGCGGATAGGTACCCGACAGGAATCGAACCTGCAACCTTCCGTTACGGATTATAGCTACCATTGCTAACACGAGTACCTATGCAATGCGCATTGCTATCCGCCCTGTACAAGATTTCAAGTGGCTGGTTTTGCCGTTGCGTTTCCGCCTTGGATTGTCCAGCCTACAACGCCCTTTGTGGAGAATAGCCCCACAAATCGAGCGTCCATGTTGTGAAAGAGCTATAATTCTACATTGTAAATACCTGCCTTTGTTTCATATCCATCTGATTTATTAGTAGCAAAACTTTTGTCATTACCTCCCGCCGTTAAATCAGTTAGTTCGTTCGCGCTAGTAGTTAGTGTATTGTCAGCATTATGACAAAATGTAATCCATGGGTAAGATGGATAGATAGGTTGCGGATATTCTTTTATTATTATTGGATTAGTCCATGAATTGATTATTGTATTGGTTTGCAATTCATACTTCTTCCATTCACCTTTTGGTAGTAATTTTTCAAGAGCCTCTACAAGCTCACCGAATTTGATTGAATTTTCAATCTTTATGATTTTGGATTCCGTGTCGAGTTGGATTTTCATACAATTTTAATTTAAGAAATAAGTTTATCTGCTTCTGCTTTGAGTTCGGCTATCTTCTTGAGTATTTCAGCCTTGCGAGTTGCGTTCTCGTTGTTCTTTATTGCATCTATTCCCCTCTTGTATCCCCTCTTCTCCGCTTCTTCTTCGACTTTGGAGATGAAAGCTATTAAGTCATCCTGTCCCATTAAGTCGAGTCCGTCTTCTGCTTTAATCCTGAATCTTTCTTTTAATTCTTCCTTCCAGTTTTTCATGTTTTATTTTTGGTTAGTTTTGATTCGATTAGTGGTTTCAATATGTCCTCCCAGCATTTATCGCAAATATCATAAGTTTCATATTCGCTTTCGTCATCTAGCCATTTCGATTCATGAGAACAATAGTTAAGCGTTCTAACTCCGTTGTCATCGCCTCTACTTACATCTTTATTGTTGCATACCAGTCCACAGAAATCACAAGTCCGACTGATTTCATTCTTATATTCCTGCATTACAATTTTATGCGTTCTCATCTTATAAAGTTTTAAGAAATTGATTGATGTCGTCGAGTACATTGCAAGCCTTACTGCCTGCTCCTTGTCGTGTCCATTCGCCTTCTGTCCACTCCTGTAAACGCTTAATCGTGTCGGACTTGCCAGTTCTCATTCCATTCGCAAACGCCTTGTCGTACAAGTCGCCTAGCCCGTACTTGTCTTCCTTTACTGTGAGTTTCTTTTTAGACATAAACGTATAGTTTTATAAAATTCTGTATAGTTTCAAGATCATCTTTCACTCAATATAATGAAGTGCTCCGTCTCGCCTACGAACCTGATCGCCTGTTTTGTAATGAAAATGAATTTTGAGTTTTTAATACTATTGCCAATAATATGAACCTCTTCAACATCTTTACCTGTTGTTTTCTTAATTTCTTTTCCCATAATTAAATTATTACATCATTACTTTTTGCCTTTGGTTTATAGATAAAATCACAATTCTTATTGTAAAATCCCAGATCCGGCGCGAGCCCGAACCCATTAGCCAAGATGTCAAAGATATGAATAAGCAATATCTTACGATCTCCCTTCAACCTGAAATACATGGTATTTGCAGTCTTATTGCTTTCCATATCACAAGCCAGAGCAACATCCTTATAATTCTTCCCGGTGATCTTCATCATCTCGATAACCCCATTACAGAGCATCTGCAATTCAATTGGATTCTCGGATTTGCGCCTGTTGTTTAAAAAGAACTTCGATTTCTTTGGTTTTTCTACCATTTTATTTTGACATTAAAGAATAGGACAATCCGAATAATGCTCGAACTGATCGCATACTTCATAAACCTGATTCGTTTTCCAACTCAGATACGCACCCCTTGCCGTATCAATTAGCATGGTGACTACCAAAATAACGATTCCGGCAACTACTACTGCCGCCAATTTATGATCTGTTTTGTTTTGGTACATTTTTTGTTTGTTATGAATACGCTATCAATATACATGTCAATCTCATAAAGTCAACTATTTTTGACTTTACATCTCGCCAAACTGTTTGAATAGTATTGCGATTTCTTCTTTATAGTATTCCGTCTTCTCCTCCATCTCAGTACGACTTAGTTTCGTCATGATAAAACGGGAATCTTCAAGTAGTTGTGCAGTCCCAGCTCCCCATTTCTTATCCAGTGCTTCACGATAGGCTTCTTTCACCCAGCCTGCATTCTGTAAGAAGTCGTTGCAATACCGGCATTGCAAATTGTTATTCCGGAGATCGTATCGCAAGAACATGTTTGCCCTTGCGATGTAATGCCCGTTTGTGCCACAGCGTTTTGGATCAATACTCTCATCATAGACACGCGAGCAACTACCTCCACATGTTATACAGAATCCGTAACGAGTTGAACCACTTGTCATTAAGCAGTCACGTGTCTTGATATACTGAGAGAATGCCGTGTCGTAAGCCTTGATATAACAACTTCTTTTTTTCTTACTGAATGCATTAGACTTCCTTCCAAATATAAATTTAGTCATCTTGTTGGGTTACAGGCTGAAACACTGAACTCTTGTTGTTACCTTGAGCGTTGGAGATACGATCAAGCCGTCACCCTTCCCGTTTAATTTCTCAGCACCTTCTTCATCAATCATGACGAATGAATCGACAGCTTTCGCGGCAGTAAGTGCAAGCCTGATCGTGAAATTGGCTTTAACATCGCCGGTTAAAATCTTAGTCGAGAATCTTTGCGCGGCAAGAACCAAGTGAATACCAGCCGAACGAGCTTTTTGACCAAGGATGAGAAGATTCTGCTCAAGCGTCTTAAACTGTTTGTTCTTTCGGACCGACTTCCTTTCGTTACCATTACTGAAATTGCCAAGAGTAACTTCGACATCTTCTGTCATCCTCTGTCTTGCCAAGCAATCTGCAACCTCATCAAAGAATATAACTTGTTTCTTTGGATTTGAGGATCCGCCCTTATTCCTGAAGTGATCATCCATTTCGAGAACCTTTAAACCAATAAATGTTTCGATCTCGTCTTGTTCTGAATACACCTCGCATTGATCGGCAAGATCCGTGAATTCATTTTTTGGATCAAGGATTGCAACCTTAATTCCTTTTTTAAGTGCAACATGGACCATTGAGCGTATTGCCACCGACTTTCCACTCCCTGACGCGCCGGAGAGCATTAAATGAGGTGTTGAAGGGTTGCTTATATCCCATTCGATTAAATTCGAGAAGTTATCAAGACCTATAGGCAATGCCATTCCATCCGTGATGTACTGATCGGTTAAGACAGCCGGTCTTCGATTGTCCTTATTTACCTCGATTGCGAGATAAGATTCTCCGTTGTATCTTACCAAGTCCGGTGATATACGGACCGTCTCGACTCCCAAGACCTGTGCTATATCAAGTTTGCATGTTGCTATCTTCGAGATTTTCGTACCCACGCCGACCTGCAACAAGTAAGTATCACACGAATAACCTTCAACAACTTGCTTAACATCTGCATTGAGATTGAATGATCTGAGTATGAGCTTGATGCGCTCGGTTGGTTCTTTGTCTAACATATTTTTGTAATCAAAGGATATAAAATTTTTGTTCCCTTTCAATGCCTCGACAACACTTCTTGGAACTTTGGAGAGTGCTGTCTTCGCAACCTGATTCTTGCGCTGTTTCAAGATTAACTTCTGATTCTCGCTGAGATTCTGAAACTCGCTTAAATCATCAAGATGAGTCTTTACCCAGAAATCCACTATCTCTCCGCCGTCCTCAAAGAAGTCCATTGGATTCATGAGATAAACATAATCCGGATCTTTTACGGCTTGCATAATTCTCCATACCGGCTCAAACAACATCGCCTCGTATAATCCTCGCGTTGCATTGATATCTACTATCTGAGCCAATACCTGAGGTGATCCATCGCGATTCTTTGTGTATTTGTTTTCATAGAAACGAAACCATTTCATCCCCTCGGCAATCTTTGGATATTTCCTGCGTAACTGTGCGTATTCCGAGCGCATAAGATGTTCAGATATCCCCTTGTCATATCCGGTTGATTGATAGGCAAAATGTAAATGCCTCTCGCCGTCTTTTGTATAGGAACTCTTCGACTTATGATCCAATCCGCACAACTCATCATTGTTGTTGATATAAATCACATCCGGAATTAACTTGATAGGTAATGGGATATCGATTCCATTGAGAGTAATGAATTCCGTTATCGGCTGTTCAATAAAGATAATCTCCTTTATGTCCTGCAAATAGATGTCAACTTCTTGAAGGAACTGGACGATAAGATTATTGATCTTCTTCTGGCAATCATCCCTTACCTGTACCGGAGTTTTATTTACATAATCCTTAAAATCCTCCATATCGGTTTCATCGAGTTTGCGGTATGCCTTGTCGAGAAGTTTCTCAATCGTGCATTTCTCTCCGCGGTCTCGCCATTCCTCGAAAAACATCTGCAATACCTCATGATAACATTTCCCGATTACTCGCGAAGAAGACTCTCCCTGCTCCGTGATGTCCTTGAAGACATAATACCTCTCGAATGCCTTCTCGTTTCTGATGAAGGTATTCACTCCACTGATTGACCAGTGTTCAATCAGGTAATTCGACAGATGGTTTTCCATCTGATCCATCGGAAGTAGTGCGAATTGGTTCATGTGTTTTTGGGTTATGAATAATATAAAGTAAAAAGAATCCGGTTCCGAAAAGCATAAATAATAAAAGAAACAACAATATAATTGCCATTACACTGATGAATAGATTTGCAACAAACTCTGAATGCATTTTGTTGTATTATGAATACAAGAACAGCGTAATCTCTTTAGATTTAAAGTCAACTGTTTTTTGCAACAGGAGTTGACTGGATTGGACTAGTTTCTTTTTTCTTCTCTCTTAGCGTCTGCTTCTGATCTTTTACGGCACCGATCTTAACCTCCGGATCTTCAAACGGAGCCTCTACTATTTCGTTCTCGCTCTTAATGTATCCACCCCGTTCGCTTACATTATCTAAATGTACTGCGCGGTCCAAGTCGTCTGATGTTGGCAATAACTTGGCAAGTTGTTTGAATGAGGTTTTTTGCCACATCCATTTTTCCGGATCGTTTGCGTTCCAGGGACTATATTGGCTGTCCTTAGACTTTGATGTTTTTTTAATTTCCATCACCTGATCCCTTGTCATATACTTGAAAACGATATTCCCCTGCGTAACCTCTGACCACGCATAGGCACCTATCGCATCGCCTCTTTCTCCAGTCGCCGGTATATGAATCAACTTCTGAATCGTGCCGAGCTCCTGGCTGAATTTATCGTTCGCGTAAACAACCTCAGTACCGCATCGCAATATGCCGGATCGATACGCTAAAGTTTTGAATCCTCTGTAACCAATCTGGAATTGCGCTTGAGTCCCGGCTTTAGACCTATACGGGAGGATGTAGCAATCCCCTCCGTTCCCACCCGGGTAAAGATTAAGCGAAGCCGCTGTCATGAATGCACCCATAAGACTTTCCCGAGTGCAATCAAGAAGTTTTGGAGTCGTCTGTATGCAATGCGCAACTGCTGACATGAATCTCAATGCGTTCTTTTCACTTCCGAGAAAATTATTGAGGGCGGCTTTCTTGGAAAGTAGAACCTGCCGGAATGAATCTACTGTGACTAAACTTGTTTCTGACATGGCATTGGGGTTATGAATTTTTCAAGAAAAACGAAAGAGGCATGAATAATCTATGACCTGCGCAATGCTTGCATCCATCTTCTTTGTAGAACAAGTATCCACACACATTACACTTCTCCTTGTTACAGTCGCATGTCTCCTCATCACAAGTACCGTGACTGTCATAGCAATAGTTTTGAATCATACTGGTTTGGGTTATGAATACACTACCAATATATTCCTTCTGGGTTTAAAGTCAACTGTTTTTTACACAATCCACCTTGACTAATTGACTATTTCTATTGTCTATGACCTCGAACAAATCCGTTACATCCCATCCGGTTACATCCGCCATTGCCTTCCTTGTAATGAAATTTGGCTGTTTGCCTCTTGGGTTGTTGGCGTATTTAATAAGCGTTGTCTTGTTTTTTGCGACCCTGATCTTCAAAGGCAATAGTCTGATCTTATGGCTCGTCTCCCATGCGCGCAATGCATCACAGAATGTAAGAAGAGTGAATCCGGCTTCTTTATACGCCTGCTTGATGTGATTTCTTATTTTCATCTTTTCTTTTTTGAGAGTTAATAAGTGATTTGAGAAATGTTTCAACATATTCCGCACCCTTTTTGCACATTTCTTTCTCGATAACATCAATGTCGCAAGTATTCAAAATCTCGACAATCTTAGTCTTCGCATATCCCTCTTCCCATTTCCTCTCCATGAAATACTTAAATAACCGCTTACTTATTTTTAACTGTTCTTTATTCAACACCGTTATTGTAAACTTTATGTTAATATATTGTCAATCTTAATACTCAATTCGGTCTTCTTCTATCGGTGTCTTCCATGCCAATCCAATGCTTAAATATCTTCTTCTAAGTATTCCAATTGCTGTAGAATAGTCAAACGCGGAGTATTTGTCGACTGAGGACTTTCCTAGCAAATTATGAATGTATATCCACACATCGCGGATCTCATGACCGGTCTTCACCCCATATTCCCGGACCTTTGAGTTTAAATATTTCCTTTGACTATCCGTCATGAGGTTTTTCTCAAAAGGTTTAACGGCGAACTCCAACTCGTCTAATCGCTTCTCGTATTCAGGAACAGCATTTGCTGGTAACGCCAATGTGTTTTTTAATTCAATTAAGGTATTCTCAATCCCCTGCATTCGACTAACCATGTCGAAATATATTTGTTTTGGTATGTTTACCATATCAGCCGAGTTAATTGCCGTTTCTGCAAGTTGTTGTTTGGCTTTCTTGCTTTTGGAGACATTATAGTCAGCCTCTACTGTGTGCAAATCCCTACGATCATCCTTTGTGGTGAAAAGAACGACAATCCCCTTGTTTTGTATATGGGTAACAGGTTGTCCGTTAATCCTTATCTTCTTGCAGTATTTCGCTTTAATTTCCGGATAGGATCGAAGCAACTTATACATGGCATCTTTTGAGATCCCAACAGAAGCAGATGCAATTGATATGGGCATCCACTGTTCCGGATCTATCCCGGGTCTTACGGCTTCATTTACTTGCAATGCGTGTTTACTTTGTGTCATAGTGTTTGTGTTGTGAATACATGCGAACTTAATAAGGGAACTTGATTGCAATGTCAAGTTCCTGTTCGCAGATTTTCGCGAATTCGCGTCTTATATTTAAAGTATTTACTTATATACTACTAACTAAATCCCCCTACATAATTAAGATAGTAGTAGTAGAGGGTGAATGTTCTATCACCCAAAATACGCCCTTAACGGAAGTCGTATAAAACATTTTGGCGTTTTGTTTGTGCAAAACCTGTGCAAAAGTGCCAAAATGATCAAAAGTTTTGCACCGTGTTTTCGTCAAATTGTGCAAAAGTCGATACCCCATGTGCAAAAGTCAGGCGAAAGTTTTGCACATAGTACCCCGACTTATGCACAGGTTTTGCACAATTTGGTTGTTGTGAATTGTGAATCTTTCTTGTTGACAGGTATTGCGAAAGAAGTGTTGTTAATCAAAAAAATCCCCGTGAGGATCTTTTTGACTCGGAAACCTTTTACGGTCTGAGTTATATCTTTGAAGGTTTAGCTTCTATTCTAGTTTGGTATGTAATTGCCGTGATGACAACTCTTATCGCCATCAGGAATATATTGCCGATCGTTATTACAGGGAGTGAATCAGGAGAAAGCAGGTAGGTGGTAAGCTCCGATAAAAGAATTGCCACCAATGTTTTAGCAAACGAAAAGAGTTGTGGAAAGTTGTCTTTAAGATACTTTGCCGTCACCCTGTATTCTTCCAGCATCCTGATAAACCAGTTCTTTTTATTTGTCATGTTATTTTTTGTTACGAAATAAATCTAACTTGCGCATGACCTCGAGTACGCGAACCTGATCATTGGTCCAGTTTGTCGTATCTGAAATCACGCCTAGGTCTTTGAAGTAATCGACTGTTGTTTTTTGCCATCCTTCTAATTTTCCATCCATATAATTCCATGGGTTAATGAAATGTTCCTGAATGTAAGTCTTGTCCTTACCTGATGGGTAATATCTAAAAGGCTTCCAGTGCTTTCGTTGTATCTCCGCCATTGAAGGTTTAAACACTTCCATGTGCAAGTGAGGCGAACAAGAAGATTCAGTCGTCCCGGATCCCCCTAAAGTGCCTATTCTTTGTCCTAACGCAACCTCCTCAAATTCCTTTACCAATACCGATTGTAAATGCGCATATCTAGTGAAATTGCCGTCATCATGTTGAATGATAACAAATCTGCCGAATCCGCTACTTGTGAGCAGGTTACTATGCACGTATTCAACAAAACCGTGACGGATTACCGTGACTTCATTCCCTAAGTCGGTAGTTCCGGCAAGACCTAGGTCAACTCCGGGATGCCAAACATTATGTTTTGGATACCATTCTAACCAGTCTAATCCGAGAAGAGGTGTCGTAAATTTTGTTGGGTACATAATTAAGGGTTAATTATATTGATTATTATACCACTACTTGTAATTCGAATAAACTTCAGTATCTGTTAGTTCGCCATTTTTGAATGCGGTGATTGCTTCTTTTGCTTCTTTCTCGCTGATCTTATTCTCGTTTAATAGACCACCTAAATAATTTTCAACCGGAGTATTCTTCTCCCAAACCTCGATGGTAACAGCTCTTAGATTGTCTTCAGAATTATCGCCGCCAATCTCAAGAGGGATGATGTGATCAATTCTTATATTCGGGTCAATCCCCTGAACAATTCTTTCCATTATTGCGGTACCACCTCTGACATCACTCAACTGTTCATGGGTGAATAAGGTTTTGATCGCCGTAAGTGGATCGGAAGGGATAGCTTCAAGATATAATTTCGCTATTTCTATCATGGACTTTTCGTCTTCTGCTTTTTTTGCTTCATATTTCAACTCGCTGACAGATGTATTTTTATTATATTCCCCACTGCTAACTTGGTTATCTTTAGGTGTGGATTCTTTTACAACCCCATTTTTAAGGTCTTTTAATTGTTGGAATACATTGTCTGATATTACTCCTTTATCTTGTAGGTCTGCGACATACGCATTCTTTTCGACATCAGTTCCGAAGTTACTCAATTCACCAAAGATGTATGCCGCTCTCTCTCCGTTCTCAACTCCAAGTTGTTTGATTAGTTTATCTTCATAGGTTAATCCAAGTTGATCGTCTTCGTATAATCCCTTTACTAATTCGTTTAATTCAGGATTTTCCTTTTCCAATTGATCAACTCTGGCGATACCTTCTGCCAATGGGAGTTCTTTAACTTCATCATAGAATGCTTGAGCTTCTTGTTTCTGCGTGAACTTGCCCCTACTTTGTTCTTCTAGTAAGTTTTGTAATGCTTCAGTTCCACCACCAGTTCCTACCCCTACTTCTTCCGCTGTTTTCTCTCTATAGAATCTGGAAATAAATGGGAATTCGGAAGCACTTGGTATTTCACCAGTTGCTATCCCCGCAAACAAATTAAAGAATTTATTTGCCGTCCTTCCGGCTCCTCCAATATACGAATCATAAGCATATTTTATATCAGCCGGACTAACTGAAATGTCTAGGTTCTCATGTAGTAATTCCGATAACGATATTGCTACTTGCCCTGTTTTAGTTTCCCCAAGAGAATCGAAGTATTGAATATCTTTTGGTGCGTTTGAATCCCAATCAGGTCGTATCTGGCTACCACTCCATGATTGATTTCTTGCTATTTCAACCGGAACATCTAGGAAAGTTGGAAGCATAGCGGATACAATATCCGTACCACCAACAGGATTGTATGCCTCTATCATTGCAATGGCTGTATCATTCACTGCGCTTTTTATTGTCACATCCTGTCCTGAGAACATGTCATAAGCATAATCCGCCATCACTTTTATTGGTTTAACTCCCCATGAAACAGGTATGACGAAGTATTTCACATCTCCTTCTGTTGAAGGGAGCATAACTGGAAGTCCGTTCATCCTATCCCATTTTGAAATTCTGCTTCTCCATTCCGGATCAACCGAATCATTCCATTCACTCACTCCGGCAACTGCCGTTCCTATTGCAAGTGATACTGCGGCTGCAACTTTCGGATCCTTCATCGAAGAAATCATTTTCGCGCTACCCTGGATCGAAGCATTTGAGAACATATAAAGCGAATTGATGACTGGACCACCTTTCCCCATTCGATTGAAATTGATTGAAGCTTCCTTCGCTAAAAACGCCGCTCGTTCCTTTGATAATCCACTGGCTAATCCCTGTTTGTATACAGATAGTCTTGTAGAATCTTCGAATAAGG